CGGGCGAGGGGGCTCAGGCTTACGGGCATGGGTTGTATTTGGCTGAGGCTCCAGCAGTGGCGCAAGAGTACGCGGGGGCATTGAGCGCGGCAAAAGCAACTAAGCCGGTTGGTAATGTTGATCTGACGCAGGCTTACCAGAACCTTCCAAATGATGTACCGGAAACGCTGTTAGCTGCGCGCCGTGATTTTCGGGCGCTGACTGATGCGGGCGAACTTTCAACCGCAGACCGTAGGGACTTTCTGACTGCGGTTAATAATAACCTCGCTGCATCGAAGAACGGCCAACTCTACAAAACCGACATCCCCGACGAAGCAGTAGCCCGCTTTCTGGATTGGGACAAGCCGCTGAGTCAGCAGGCGCCGGAAGTGCAGGCGGCATGGCAGCAATTCACAGCGAAGAATGCTGAATACTTGTCGCCCGATGTTGTCGGCGGGCAATACAAAGACCCAACGGGCAAAGACTTCTACAGCGCCGTATTTGAGGGCACCCCTGGTATGGGCGAAAAAGCCCGCGCCGAGGTTACGAACCAATTGCAGCAGATAGGACTTCCCGGTATCCGCTACCTAGACGGCGGATCACGCGGCGCCGGTAAAGGCTCGTCTAACTTTGTCGTTTTCGATGACGCCATGCCGCGCATCCTTGAACGTAACGGCGTCCCGACAGGTTTAGAGCCTTGGGCGCCGGGTGAGTGGGTAGCGCGCAAATGACGCCCCGCCAAGCCAAGGCAGCCGACATTCCCGCCCTTGTCGCATTGGCGCGATCGATGCACCACGAATCCAACTACGCCCCGATGGACTTCGATGGCGAAGTGCTGACGGCAACCCTTCATCGGCTGATTAACGAGGCTCAATTCGTTGTTTTGGCGGAAGACAAGGGGGAGGTTGTCGCCGCCATGCTGGGGATCATCTACCCGAGTTATTTCGGTAAGGACACGGTGGCTAACGACATGGGGCTTTTTGTCCGCCCGGAGTCACGCGGCGGAATGATTGCGGCGCGCTTTGTCAGGGCGTTTGTTGCATGGGCTAAAGCCTGCGGCGCAAAGCAAATTCGCCCCGGTGTTAGTACCGGACACGAAGGCGCAGAACGACTTTATACCGGCCTGGGTTTTGTGCGGGCCGGTTCGATTTTTGTCATGAACGTAGAAGGAGGCGGGCAATGATCTCGCGCAAACGATTGGAATTTCTCGGCGAGCCGATTTGCCCGCAACTGCCGACCCGACTTGATCGCCGCTGCGGTGGCGGTGGCGGGGGCGGTGGTGATGGTGGGGCGGCAGAGCGCGAGGCAGAGCGGCAACGCCGGATTGCGGCGGGAACGGACGCGGTAAATCGTCTGTTTGGCGTCAGCGGCGGCCCTGTCTATGACGAGGTGCTTACCACAATTCAAGATAACAACAGCACCGTGACAGACTCAGGCTCAACGAGCGGCGGGGATATCAGGACCACCCGCGATTTCGTTATTAACGACGCCAAGACGCAAGCAGCGGCACAGGCCGCCGAAGAAGCAAGAGCGGCGCGTGAGGCCATGTATGGCACCGTTCGCAGCGATGTGGGCAACTTCTTCTCGAAGCAACTGGAAGAGGACAAGTCCAAGGCGGCGCGCGACATGAAGTTTGCCACCGCAAGAGCAGGGACGGGCGGCTCATCGCAGGCAATCGACTTGGGGCGCGAGTTTCAGACGCGCCTTGATCGCGGCCTGCTTGATGTGGGCAATCGTGCTGACTCGGCTATGACGGCCGTCCGCAGCAACGACGAACAGACACGCTTGGGGCTGATTAGCAAAATCGTCGCCGGCATGGATCAAGGCTCGGCACAGCAGTCGGCACTGAATCAACTGAAAACCAACGCGGACCAATCGCGAGATAGCGCAATGAGTTCGCGAATGTCGAACGTGTTTTCCGATCTGGTTGGCGGCTATAACCAGCAGCAATTTAACGCCGGGGCCGAGCAAGCGAAAAAAGATCAGTTCGGCAACGTCTATCCGAATAACACCAGCTACAGCGGCAACGTGACGAGGTAATCGATATGTGTACAGGAGCAGAAGTTGCCGGTTTAGCCCTAATGGCCGGCGGAACCTACGTGCAAAACGAAGCTGCTAATGATGCCGCCGACCGACAACAAGCGGCGATGAATGCCGCGCTGGAACAGTCAGACAGCTTTAGCAAAAAGGCCGAAGACACCGCGATGCTGAACGCGCAGGAATACGCGCCGGAAGCCCGTGCGCAGCGATTCGACACCGCCCGACAGGACGCCGGGGAGTCGCTTGCACAGCAGCTAACTCAATCGCGCGAAAAGGTCACTGCGCCGGAACAGGCTAGCGGCCGATTGTCCGAAGCCTTCAGCACCGCATCGGCCAAGTCGCAAGCGGACCAGCTACAGACCTCGCTGGATATGGCGCGGGCGATGGGCCGGGTGCGGGGGGCTAACGACATGATGACAGAAGAGGGCCTGATCAATGCGGATTACGCCTCTCAACTCGGAACGATTGGTCGCAACGCAGGCGGATCGATGAACGCGGCCGGCGTCGGGATCAACGCCGCAGGCATGCCGGATAACAATCAAATGGCGCTTGGGGGGCTGGCTCAGGGCTTGGGGTCTGCGTATGCGGCCCGGAATGGCCGAACCACTCAAGGTAATGGCAACTTCCAGCCGGGGCAGGGCTATCAAGGCGGCGGCGGTTTCGCTTGGGAACAGTAAAGGGAAAATCATGGCGCGCGAAATCATGGATGTTGCCGGAGCATGGGCCAACGCTGGAAGGCAACTCGGCGGCGGGCAGGCGTCGTTTGAAGAGGGCCAGAGCAAGATGAGCAAGGCGCTCGCCGAACAGGCAAAGCTGAGAGCAGACGCAGAATCGAGCCAGGCCACGGCAGGGCTTCGCGCGGCACAGGCCGAAGAATTGCGCCGCCGATCACAGTTTCATACGCCAGAATTCGGCAGCAAGATCGCGCAGGGGCTGGCCGGCTTCACCGATCCGCAAGCCAAGGCAGTTGAAAGCTTCTTGCAGCGCGGCGACTGGGGATCGACCCCTGAATTTGTCACGATGCAGGAAGGCGACGCACCGCGACCGGAACTGCCGATGGCTACGCCGGAATGGGCAACGCCGCAGGCCATGCAGCGATTCAACGCCGGGCGGACCGGGCACCTGCTGAACCTTAGCGGGACCGGCGACAGCAAGGCCGACGACACTGCGAACGCGATTGCCAAGCTTTTGGGACAGGGGCGGATTGATACGGCAATGGCCAACCCTGACACCATCCCGAACCTTGGCGCCGTAATGGCTGCCAGCGAAGGGAAGCCGCTTTACAACAACACGGCCGGCGGCGTGATGCAGAACTTTACCGGGGCCGAGATGTTGAACGAAATCGGCCGCACCGCCGCCAAGGAAAACACCGCACAGGCCGCGAATCAATACGCTTCGGCCGATGCTAACCGGGCTGATGCGGCACTGAAGCGCAGCAAGGTCGGACAGCCGCAATACGTGATCGGGCCGGATGGTGAGCCGGTGGCCGTAGCGCCGCGCGGCAAGATGAGTTCCACCGAGCAGAAAGAGACGTTCGAAGCTGACGACTTGACGGCGGCAGGACAAAACGCGATTGCCATGCTGAAAGAGGCAACCCGGCTGAACAGCGAAGCATATTCTGGATTTGGTGCCAAAACGCGCGCCGTGATCCGCAGCAATTTACCCGGAACCGACCCCGCAGCCGATGCCACGGTAAACCTCGATAATCTGATGACCGGACAGGCGCTAGAGCAACTGAAAGCAACCTTTGGCGGGGCGCCAACGGAAGGCGAGCGCAAAATCTTGATGGATCTTCAAGCGTCGGCGGATAAAACGCCGCAGCAGAGAAAGTTGATTCTTGACCGGGCCATTTCACTGGCTGAACGCCGTGTCAATGTGAATAAAGAGAAAGCAAAAGCGCTTCGGGATGGCTCCTACCTGACCAGCGGCTACCACGTGCCCGACAGAAAGCCATCTGACGCACCCGCAGCGCCGCCTTCCGAAGCGATTGCGATGCTGAAAGCCAATCCGAACCTAGCCGGTGCCTTCGCGGCCAAGTATGGCAAGGCCGCCACCGACGCCGCGCTCGGGAAGGGGCGCTGATATGGCCAACCCCTTCGACCAGTTTGACGCGCCGGCAAAGCCAACCGGTGCCAACCCGTTTGACCAGTTCGACGCGCCGCCAGTGGCCCGGAAGCCAGTCGCAGAGACTCAGGAACTCAGCTTCGGCGAAAAGCTCGTGCAGTCGCTGCCGAAAGTCGCGCAAGACTGGTTATCGAATCCTTCGGTGGCTGGCGTCAATCTCGGCAAAGGATCTGCGATACATGGCGCAGCGATGGGCGCGGCCGATCCGGTTGTTGGCGCGGCGCAGCTTGCCACGCTCGGCCAGTCATCGACGATCAATCAGGCAATTGACCAGAAAAGCGCCGATTACGAAGCGGCACGCCAAGGGCAAGGCCGTGATGGTTTCGATGTGGCCAGACTGGTCGGCAATATCATTTCTCCAGCCAATCTCGCAGTTGGCGCGGCGGTCCCGGTCAAGGCCGTAACCACAGGCGGAAGAGCCCTTCAAGGCGCACGGGCGGGGGCTGTCGGAGCGGCATTAGCGCCAGTGGTTGGGGCAGACGAAAGCTTCACTGCTGAAAAACTGATGCAGGCCGGCGCCGGCGCCGTAGGCGGAGGGGTGCTGACGCCAGTCGTTGGTAAAGTGGCGGATAAAATCACTAATCGTTTTGCACGGGCTACGCAAAACCCCGAGATTGCCGGGGCGAGAGCTTCGCTCGCTGCTGATGAGGCGGTAAAAAAAGTACTGGCAGAAACCGGCGTATCGCCGGATAGCCTACCGCCTGGCTACCTTGACGAAATTCGGCAACAAGCGCTTGCTTCGCTGAAACAGGGCAAGGAACTTGACGCCTCGGCCTTGTTGCGACTTAAGGACTTTGACGCCCTCGGCATTAAGCCGACACAAGGGCAAATTACCCGCGATCCGACGCAGTTCGCCACGGAGCGCAATTTGCGGGCAGTGCCGAACCAAGGTGCACCGTTGCTCAATCGATTCGATGAACAATTACGCCAGTTGCAATCGTTGGTACGTGGGTACGGCGATGATCGCGCGTCCGATGCCTACGGCGCAGGATCGCAACTTGTCGGCAGCCTGAAAAACACCGACGAATCGCTTCGGGCGGGAGTCTCCGGGCTTTATAAGTCCGCGAGAGAATCTGCCGGAAAAGACCTCGACGTTCCTCTGCAAGGGCTGGCACAAGATTACGCGAAGGTGCTGCAAAACTTTGGCGATAAAGTGCCTAGTGGCGTTAGAAATAACCTAGACGCCTTGGGGCTCAATCCCATGTCGCCATCGAATCAAAAGAAGGTTTTCACGATAGAAGCCGCCGATGATTTGCTAAAAGTTATCAATGACAACGTAGGAAACGACCCGGCGACGAATGCCGCATTGACGCAGCTTCGCGGCGCGGTAAAAAACGCCGTATTGGCGGCTGACTCAACCGGCGGGCCTTTTGCGCCGGCTGTCGCGGCGGCGGCCAAACGCTTCAAACTGCACGAGGCCGTGCCGGCGCTTGAGGCTGCATCGCAAGGCGGGGCGAATGCCGATCAGTTCGTCAATCGTTATGTCGTCAATGGCCAAACTGATCAGGTGATCGGCCTTGCAAAACTGCTGAAGCAGACCGACCCGGAAGCATTCGAGCAAGCCCGTGCGCAATTAGGGTCTCGGCTCATGCGGGCGGCCTTCGGTGAAAACTTGGCCGGCGATAAAGCACTGGCCCCGGAAAGATTCGCCAAGGCGTTAAGAGACATTGGCCGGTCAAAACTGAGCGCCTTCTTTTCACCTGGCGAGGTGGAGAAGATCGGACAGATTGCACGGGTGGGGGCGTATATCGGATCAACGCCGACCGCCGCGCCCGTTCTCGGAAACCCCAACATGGTCTGGGCCGGGCGCGCCGTCAATGCGCTCGAACGTCTCCCCGTCGTAGGTACATGGGGCGTTCCGATTGCCCGATCGGCGGCCAATGTCGTTAAAAACGATGCCGCTGTCCGGTCGGCGGTCAATGCGTCTGTGCCATCGAAGTCGGTTAATAGCCTGACACCAAAACAGCTTGAATTCCTCGCCCGCGCTCTGGGGAGTGGGGCCGCAGGAACGGCCGGATTTACGGGAACGAGTGTAGGGAACTGAAGCAATGAGATACCACCACAGCGCCAGTCCGCAGATGGTTGCAAAACCGCGCAACAAATATTCCATAGAGGGTTCCTGAAAATGTCACAGCCGACACCATACACGCCGACCACCGACTTCTCACAACAGGAGGCAAATAACGCGTCTGGGCGATCAACGGTCAATACCGCTGCGCTTGATGCGGAGCTGGTCAATATCGAAACTACCCTTGACGAACTGTGCGGCAACCTTGAACTGATTCAGCGCGATGATGGCCGTTTGGGGGATTTGACGGTCGAGATCCATACAATTTCGCCGGAAGTGCTTAATCTGATGGGCGGCTTCGCGCTTCGTGGCTTGTGGGCACCGGCAACGGCCTATGCCGTCAAAGACATCGCTAGCGAAGGCGCTTACACGTATGTCTGTTCGATCGCGCATACCTCTGGCGGGGCGTTCGATGGCCAATACTGGAAACAATTTGGTTTCACCGCCGGGGCGGACGCGGCACAAGCCGCAGCGGCGGCACAGGTCAGTGCGGCAAATGCCTTGGTATCGGAGACTAACGCAGCGGCCTCGGCATCCTCGGCATCCTCGTCGGCAGGCACGGCAACGACGCAAGCCAGCAGCGCGGCCACTTCGGCGGGGATCGCAACGACTCAAGCCTCGGCGGCGTCGTCTAGCGCAGTCAATGCAGCTAACTCGGCCGCAGCATCAGCAGCGTCGGCCGCGTCAATCGCTTATCCGATCCCTGTGGCCAGCGGTGGCACGGGCAGCACTTCGGCATCGGCAGCACGCACGGCGCTTGGGGCGATTGGCGCTGGGGATACCGCAACGCTGACGAACAAGACACTTGCCGCAGCAACCAACGTTATCGAGGCCAGAAGCGGGCCGGATGGCTCGCAGTTCTCGCACCGCAACAAGATTATTAACGGCAACTTCGCTATTAATCAGCGCGTATATGTCGCTGGCGCTGCTGTTGGTGCCGGACTCTACGGTCATGACCGATGGAAGATGGCCGCAAGCGCCGACACCTACACATTCAGCACGGTTAATAACAAAACGACCGTCACTATTCCATCGGGCAAGGTGCTACAGCAAGTTATTGAAGGTTTGAACCTACAGACTGGAACCTATATTCTATCTTGGGAGGGGACTGCACAAGGCAAGATCGGAGCGGGTGCGCTCTCTGCTTCTGGAGTTACCGGATCAATCACTGGTGGAACGAATACGACCATTGAATTCGGGCCTGGGACTGTCGCGAACATTCAGCTTGAAGCGGGTTCAGTAGCCACTCCGTTCGAGCATCGGCCGATTGGGGTTGAGTTGGCGTTGTGTCAGCGGTATTACTACAGGTCTGCGGTGGGTAACAATACCGGATCCTACGCCGTCGGTCTTTGCGACGTAGCGAATAATGCCGCAGTAGCGTTTTCAGTACCCGTCCGGATGCGCGCTGGACCCACGCTTACCTGGAATAGTCTCAAAACTTATGACGCGACAGCGGCAGCGGCAGTGTCCGCCGTCAACATCACTGGGTTGAGTGATGTTGATACGTTTTTGCTGGCCGTAACTACTTCTGGGATGACGGTCGGCCGCCCAATACTGTTGCAAGGGAACTCGTCAAACTCCTACATCGCCCTGTCAGCGGAGCTATAAATCATGACCTACAAACTCACCAACCACAACGCAGTCATTCGTCAATCCGATAGTGCCTGTATCCCTTTTGACCCGAGGAATACCGACTACGCCGCTTATCTGGCGTGGTTGGCCGCGGGGAATACGCCTACGCCCGCTGATCCCGTCCCCGTTCCTGTAATCGTTGTTTCTCCTCGCCAGATTCGGCAGGCATTAACCGCATCAGGATTACGGGCGCAGGTAGAATCAGCAATCGCAGTGTCCGATCAGGATATGAAAGACTGGTGGGAATTCGCCACGGCTTTTGAGGAAAACCATCCTAAGGTGATAATGATGGCGACTTCGTTGGGCGTTACTTCCGATCAACTGCATGGTTTATTTCAACTCGCCGCGACACTGTAAGGATTACAACATGACACCATCGCAACAAGCCGCCGAGGGCGTTAAGGCAATTCCAGCCATCACTGTTTCAGGAATGACGTTTCTCGGGTATGGCGTTCAAGACTGGCTTGTTGTGGTGACGTTGATCTATACGATATTGCAGGTTTATCTACTGATTCGGCGGATGGTGGTTTCGCGAAGGGCAAACGATCCGGATTGCGCGAAAACGTGCCCGGCCGTTATTCGTGGCCGAGACTAGAAGATGACCGACTGCCGCGACTGCAAATACTCCACTCGCGGCTATCACGATACGATATGCACGCGCTTCAAAGACCCGCGCTCGATTGATTGGATGCGCGACGACAGGAACGAATGCAAGCGGGCGGCATTGATGTTTGAGCCGCGCGAAAAGAAGAAAGCGGAGCGATGGATTCCCTATTAAAGCTTTCGGAACATTTCACGCTCGGCGAGATGATCATCAGCCAAGAAGCTGCACGTCGTGGCATTGATAACGCGCCGAACGCAGAACAGATTGGAAACCTTCGCGGCCTGTGCGTCTATATCCTCGAACCGCTGAGGCTAGCGTATAACCGGCCCGTTGTCGTGTCTTCCGGCTTCCGGTCTTCGGCAGTCAATAAACTAATCGGCGGGGCGAAGAAATCCGATCACCTCGCCGGACTGGCGGCAGACTTTACCGTTCCAGGAGTGCCGACGATTGACGTTTGCCAACGGCTGATGGTCCTTGGCCTCCCCTGCAAGCAAGTGATAAACGAGTTCGGCCAGTGGGTTCATGTTTCGCTATCTAAAGACCCGTCAAAGCCTGTCGAGTTACTGACCGCATCCCGTGCAAATGGCGTCGTTACCTACTCGAAAGGATTAACCTAACATGGACTGGAAAGAGGTTGGCGGATGGCTCAAAGAAAACGCAGGAACTGGGGCGGCGCTGGTTGGCTCGCTAATCACCGGCAACGTGCCTGGTGCCGTAGCTGCTGGCGTTGCGCTGGTCAGTAGTGCCACGGGGACCAATGATCCCGCCAAGGCGCTGCAATCGCTCCAGAACGATCCGGCGACTGTGCTGAAACTCCGAGAGTTGGCGATACAGGAAGAGGCCAGCATCCGGGCGCATGTGCAGGCGATGGAGACGGCCAGGCTGCAAGACCTGCAAGCGGAGCACGAAACGACGCAGCAGACGATCCGAACAGGAGATCAAGCAGAGGATATTGTGGTCCGGAGAACGCGCCCGCTACAGTCTTGGGTGAGCCTGCTTGCGGCATTGGCATATGTCGGACTGGTGCCATCTCCTGATGCAACGATTCTTGGGCTGCTGCTGGCGCTTCCGTGGGCTTACGCCGGGCTGCGCCAAATTGGCAAGGGCGTCGATTCCTTCGCGGCAAAGAGGGCAGCATGATTGCAGATTCGCCCTCATGGCGGCGTCACCTCTGGGCGCTGACCTATGCTCGCCAAAGTCGTAATACTCGCTGACTATCGGCGTAAGCCACGGGCGCGCTGCCCGTGGTGTTCCTCGTTCTGTTGGCTTAGGTGGTACGGTTGCGGGAAATAGACTTGCAGGGTTTGGTGATTCGTTTATTTACCCACAGGCTTGCGGCACAATGCTTTGCGGAGAATATCAGCCGTTTCGCATGGTGTTATGCAGCAGAACTGCGGACTAACTTGCGTTAGAGGGCAGCATGTTCGACCGCCCTCGCAAATGCCGCCGAGCTTTCCGGCGACTTCGTTGCTCTTTCGTACTCGTTCCAAGGGATCGCCCGGTAAAGCCCGGTTACTACCCACCGCTGGAATGCCACAAGGTCTTTCCGTGCCTTGTCGAACACCATTGGGTAGGGCGCAATCCCGCGCTCCGTCATCCGGTGAAACCGCTGCCAAATCCTGTCCCATGTCTCGGTCTTGTCATACCCGCAGAGCATGTAGGCCATCAGGTGCTTCGGCGGCACGCCGGCCGCTTCGAGCATATCCACGCCTTTGAAAAAAATCGCTTCGTCGCGCAGGTTGTCCCATGCCGTGTAAAGCCGGCGCTCCTGAAACTTTGTGTCCCGGTATTCAATCGTCGCCAGCGCTGCCGCCGCTTCCGCGTCGATCAGCCGCACGTTAATTCCTTGGCTCATGCAAACCCGGAACTTGCCGTCGCGTATCTCGGCGATCCGTTCCCGCCACTCCGGGTTTCCGAAAAAGTCGTTGTCGAGCAAATGCAGTTTCTTCTGGTGCGGCTTGCCGCGCCAAATCTCGGAAATCGTGTTCGTGCTGCGCGGTCGGCCTTCCTTCTTTGGCACGACGCAGAACTTACAGGACAGCCGGCATCCACGCTGCGTAAAACCAATCGAGTAATCAACCTCCGGGTAGTCGGTGTAGTCGTGGCGTTCGTACTCGCCGCCGATCAGGTCTTCAGCCGTGTGCGTGTATGGCGTCCCGCTGCCGCCGACGATGGCGCCCGGCCATTGCCGCTGGAATTGCATCAGGCGCAACTGCGAAAACCCGAAGATCGCCGAGCCATAAACAACGTCATAGGCCGGCTCAAACAGGTCGCGGTCAATGTCCCGCGTCAGCGTCACGGTATCGCCGCGCGCACGGTGCCAGTGCGCCAGCTTCATCAGCGCAAGGTTCGGCAGTGCGCCGTCAATTTGGGTCAGTCTCACGTTTGCCACGGTCGGCCCTCTAACAAGTCAATCAACGGCGACCGCCTTCGGCGGCGCGTTATTTCCGGCGTTAGAACCCATGAAATTCGCCCATGCGCTCGAACTGGTCGCGGGTCAAAAATACCGGCGTCACGGTGTATTTGCAGTCGCTCTCCGCAACCATCGCAGCAGCTTCGGCAGGCTCCATCGTGCAAGCTGCGCCGTCATGCTCAACACGGGCAAACTCTTCCAGCCTGTACTCATCGCAGCCCGGCGCGTGGTTGCTCGCCGGGTACTTCCCGCCTTGCCTTTCGCGCCAGTCACGGCACCAGTCTCTGCATTTGCACATGCCTTCTAACCCTCCGTTGCAGGCGAAACGGAACATGCGCCGTTGCCTTCGTTAATCGTGGTCACGCCGTTCGCCTGACCTAGTGCGTTGCAATCCCTGCCATGATTGCAGTATGGCGGGCAGGTCTTCGCTGATTGCTGCGAATCCACCGCTCGCCTAAGTCTATCGATATATTCCGCAGTTGCCGGAGCATCCTTCCATAGCGGCGTTTCCCATCGAGCGATTAACGCCTTTGCTGCATCTACCAGTTCTTTGCACATTATCTTTTAGCCCTATAAGTGATGCTCCCGTAAGAGCCTTCTTTGATCAACCTACCCTCGTCGGTCAGTCGGTCCATGTAGCGCCGGCAATGCTCCGGGTCAATGCCGATCTTTACCGCAACAGCTTTTGCTGATAGCCGATCCATCCCTAAAGCCTTGAGGATGTTTAGCCTCGTTTCAGATGACTTTTTCCGCGCTGGCGCTACGCCTTTTGCTGCGAGTCTTGCTAACGTGCGCTTGCGCGTTGCGATCTTGTAGCACTCTTTGCAGACCGATGTGCGGCAGTTCCTGCCAGAGCGATGGTAAAAGTCTTCAATCGGCTTTTCTTCACCGCAGGTTTTGCAGACCTTGAAACCCGTCCTACATTCTGGCGCATAATCGGCTTCGACTAGATCAGGAGGATCAGGCTCATCATAAAGACGATGAATGTCCCCTCCTTCTGCACGGGGCGGACGATAGGCGCCGATTAGGCAGGCGACTTGAAGCGATAGCAGGCTCATGCTGCCTCCCGTTGCTGTTCCAGTTGTGCGTACCAGTCATTGACCGCCGAGACGCAGGCATCGCGCGTCATGCCGCTCTGCCGTTTCCAGAAGCAGATCGATTCAAAGACAAGCATTTCGACCGCCTTGCGTTCCTCGTCGTCGGCTGAGATTTCGCCTGTGTCGCGGAACCGGCAAAGGATCGCATCGAGCGCAATCCCTGCCACCTCGCACACAGTATCCGCCTGTTCATCGCGCTTCACATCGGCGCCAAACTGTAGCAAGTGCAGATGCGTCAGGATCACGTCCAGCGTCTGCGCGGTGCCAGCGCCCATGAATAGCTCATGCACGGCTGATCGAATGGCTATTTCATTAGCCTGGTCGGTGATCGTGCGGACAATGGGCGGATCGGCACGGTATTTGTGTTTGATCTTTGCGCCGCGCTTCTTCATTTCGATTCCTTCGCATGGTGATGGCACACCCACTTCCCGCCGACCATCGACTTGCCGGCGAACTGGCAACGCTGCCGGCCTCGGTGGGTCATGCCTTCGCAGCGCGGGCCTTTTGGGTGCTTTGGCTTGGGGGTGAAGAGGCAGACCATTAGCGGATTTCCAATCGAGTCCCGCGCTCTAAATGGCAGCCGGGGACTTCGGCGCCGTTCTTGATAGCCGCCTTGACCAGCGTCTTATCCAGCGAGCGCGATACCTTCTCAACGAAGTAGGACGCCGGGATCGCGGTTTCGTCTTCGACCTTCACCGACTCCGGGTTCTGCTTCAGCTTGATGGCAAAGGTCTTGTCATTAGCGGTGATTTCCGAGATGCCGCAGCGGACCATGTTCGACTTGAGGTAGTCGCGGAGATGCTTGGCGCGCTTCTCGATGGACTGGCGGCGGGCGGCGAGCTTTTCCTCGGCTGACTTGATCGCGGCCACGTCGGATTCCAGATTCAGCACGAAGGCGGCGACGTTGGTCGCTTTGACTTCGACCGGGAACATCATCCCTTCCAAGGTGTCGGCAATGGTCTGTTCGTCAAGGTCCAAGTCGGCGAGGCTGGTAGCCTGTTCGGTGAAGTCATTAGCGAGCTGATAGAGGTTCATGATGGCATGTCCAGTAGTTTTGCGCGGCAGGTCTTGTAATGCGCCAGAATTGCTTGATAGGTCGGGCGGTCGTTCATTTCTTCGCACATGATCTTCGCGGCTTCTTTTACGGCATCAAGTGCGGCCTCGTCTTTGCAAACATCAAGCTGCGAGTTGATTGCCTTGATATACGCCAAGCCATCAAAGACCGGCGCGGCAGGCTCTTGCGGCTCAGGTTCGTCCTTGTGCAGTTCGCCCTTGTGCCACAGGTCCAAAGCCGCACCGAAGCGCATGGCGGCGTTTCTCAGTGCATCGCCGATCCGTTCCTTCACCGCGTTGCCGCCAGTCTTGCCTTGCGCGTCCCCGTAGCCAATGCGGGTCACGCCGCAGACGGTGAGCTTGATCCACATTCCACCATCTTTATCGACTGCCGGATAACCATCCGAGCCAACAGCCAGCGGCTCCCAGTTCCAACTCGGATCACAATCCAGCAGCCGGTCGGTCAAAGCCGCATGGCCGACATAATCAAGGTGAATGATTCGCGGGTGATGCCAGCCACCGCAGACCTTGCAATTGACCTTCTCAGAAGCCGGGCACTCGTTCTGCGCCTTTGTTCCCTTGGGCAGTTTGCTTATTTGGTGGGGCGGGAAAGGATCTCGCAGCAGTTCCAGCCCTGTTTTCTTTGTCGTCGTGTCGCTCATTTTCGTATTCCTCTTGTTGTCCTAGTTGTTGCCAATATTGGATGCCGCCATCGTCTTCCATGATCCGCTTACGCACTTGATTTGATTTTGTCGAGAGCTAACAGAAATGCGTCTTCTGGCTCCCGGTTACGCCAATCGGTCATGTCCCAATTACCCTTGCCATGATTGCAGGGGCCGCATAAACACTGAAGATTGTCGAGAGACAGTGCCAAGTGCGGGAACAGCTTACGCGGCTTGATGTGATCGACGTTGATCTTGATTCCATCGGCCGGAGTTGCACCGCAACACTGGCAGCGGGCTCCATATTTCTTAATGGCTTCCATGCGAAGCCGGCGCCACTCGTAGCTTTCCAGAAAAGCATCAGTAGTAACGTTGGGACCGCTATAGGCCGACTTGGCTGGCGATTCGCTATGCGCTATCTTCTGCGGCTTGAGGCCTAGTTTTTTGACTTCAGCCAGAACGACAGTTGAGTATTTGACGACGTGCTGTTTTGAATTAAGGCCGTCTTTGAAATAGCCTTGTTTCTCTAGCGCCTTGCTGGTCAGGTCATAAATGCTAACGCCCATTCTTCCAGAGTGACCAAGAACGCTTTTTGTGAAACGGCACATTGCAGAAAGATTGACTGCTTGCTTTTTCTTTGCCATTTTTGTTAGTCCAAAAAAAAAGACCTCAGAACCCTAGTCACCCTTTCGGGCGTTGGCAGACAGGTTTGGCACCTGCACTAGGGTTTTGAGGTCTTGCCAAAAGTACGCTGCCAAGCGCGAAACCATTCTATCTAACTCCTGTTGATCGTGCAAGCGGCGTTAGGCCGCAAAAGTTGCAAGTCGAAAATCGCAGGAATCAGCGCCACACTCTGCTGTAGTATCAATCTCCTTGGCGTATTCCCTAAGTTCTCCCCAGCAAACGCTATCAACCTCTTCAGCCCACCCTTCCATGGCGTCGTCTCTGTACATGTCGATTGCGTACTGCGCTCTGGCCTTCGCCTCGTCTTCGGTCTCGTGCAGTTCAAAGCCGTCGTCAGGGTAATAGCTAAAAAACTTTTTCGTGGATTCCTCGTTGTCAATTGCTACTGAATAGGTGGTCAATTAGTAGCGTCGCTCCATTGTGAATCTTTGTTTGGTGCAGCAAATGAGCCGGTCCATCCGTGCAGTTTTCCGCATTCGCACAGATGTTCGCCTTTATCAAGAGACTTCGGGCTGTCGCTGTACCGGCCGCAGTAGCTGCATCGGGCATAGGCTCCAGCATCATGGAACCAGTTGCTCTTGATGTGGCTTCCACGCAGTTTGTCGGCCTGTTCTTGCTGAGAGTCTGCCAGTCCGTGCCGGCAATCGCGTTCGTCAATCTCCATCATTCGCCTTTCGTTGCGTCACAGGTCAGATCATCAGCCTGGCCAAGTTGCCGGCGGTCGTTGTATTCCTCGTCCGCTTGGTCGGCCAATGCCTGCCGGAGGTCTTCGTCGCGCCATGCCTCATCAGCGGCGTCGTATGGGTTATCGTGGATCACAGCATCACCATCGCAATCGCACCGCCAGCCATCATCAGCAGGCAAACGCCAATGACGCAGCCCTCGATAAAGTCAATGTCGTTCCAAAAGTCTTTCATGCCAGCCCCCAATAAACGACCGCCCAGAAGGCGGCGACAAGAAACAGAATGATCCAGCGCCAGACCTGCGCTTCGCGTTCTGGCGTCATTTCGCGTCCCTGATAAGTTGAAGCTGGACCGAACGAATCCGCCGCTCGCAATCTGCCTCTGCCTGTCGAAACGCGGCGATCCTGTCGCGGATCAATTCGCGCTCGTGCAGGAGGTCATCAAGCAGCGTTTGACGGTCGGCGGCGAGTAGGTCGCGCATCCATTGAATAAGGCGCTTCACGATTGCGCGCCCGGCTTGCAAGTAATCGAAATCCCCTCTGCCGGGCATTCGTCGTCATCCGAGAATTGCAGTTCAATCGCTCGGCTGATCGCTGCCATGGACGAAGGCGCTAAGACGTTCAGCGGATCGCGTCCGGAGATGGACACGGTAAAGACGCGCAACGGTCTCGGCGGAATAAACGGATTCAGCGCGCGGGCCATGATCGGGTGTAAGTTGTTCATTCTTCTCTCCACTGGTAAGCGCCGGTTTCGGCAAATTTAGCTGCATCGGGCTTCTTCGGCTTCGGGCCGCGCTTTGGGGTGATGTCGGTCTTGGCCGTTTCAAGCGTGCCGGCTGCGACCACTTCGACTGATACGACCTGGCCGCGTTTGTATTTGGTCACGGGCACATCGCTTGCTGCGCGGCTGGCGAATAGTGACGGATGGTGGGCAGCTTTCATTTGCCGACCTTGGCGCGGAGAGCGTCGTAAAGATCGCCGGCAAACTGTTCGTAAGCGCCGGCGCCAAAGACCTTGTTAAAGGCCAACGAAACGCTACCAGTTGCAGCGAACTCGGCGCAAAACTCTTCGGCAATTTTTTGTTCGATGGTCATTTCGTTTCCCCTTTGTAGTTGCGTTGCAGTGATCGAACTTTAGCAAAGCAATTCCGCCCAGTCAATCCCTTTTTGTGAAAATTTTTATCACAAGGCGGGATTGACTATTGATTGATTAGCCGCTACCATACAGCTATTAGTCATTGGAGCCCGACAATGGAAGCAAAGGAAGTAATCGCAAAACTCGGCAAGTCTGGCGAGGTGGCTAGGCGCTACGGTTACAAGCAATCGACCGTGGCAAATTGGGCGCAGCGCGGCATTCCGGCGCATGTGCTGTTGGATGACAAGAGGCTAGCGCGGGCCTTGAAGCGCGCCGGGTACAAACGGGGGGAATGATGAAAGACAAATGGACGAAGCGCGAAGAGGAAGAGCTTCAGCGGCTGATGAAGCGTCGGAACGAGTTGCGCACGATGCACTTAGCGCCGCTGCTGGCGTTGATTGTGCGCGAAGACTTTGAACATTGCTCGCACGAAGACATTGCGTCGGCGATGGTCGCGCTTGCTGACGAGTTCCGCGATGCGCTGGAGCCGTTCGATAGCGGCGAACGTCCGCTGACTCCTGCACCGGAAGTCGCATGAAATACATCCTCGCCCACGCCACCGCCCGCCAGCGCGCCCATGCCGCGATTGATGCGGCGCCGGATGGCTGGTACTGCGAAATCAAGGAACCTAGTCGCGGGCTTGCTCAGAATGCCGCGCTTTGGGCCGCGCTCAACGACATCGCCAAGCAAACCACCTGGCACGGCATCAAACTGTCTGCCGATGAGTTCAAGGACCTGCTTTCGGCTGGACTGGTAAAGTCTCGCGTCGTGCCGAATATGGACGGAACTGGCTTTGTAATCCTTGGCCAGCGGACCAGTAAGATGAGCAAGGCGATGTTTTCGGAGCTTTTAGAACTGGTGATGGCCTTTGGAGCAGAAAGAAACGTGGTCTGGTCTGAGCATGAGATTGCACCGCCGGAGGGGTACAGATGAACCCGACCTTTGATTCCATGATGGGCGCGATGGGGTTTAAGCGAGTGAAATCTAAAAAATGCCGCATCTGTCGGCAAGAGTATCAGCCGACGCGACCGCTGCAACCAACCTGCGGCGAATACTCTTGCAACGTCGCCTATGCGCTCACCGTGGCAGAAAAATCAGCGCGGAAACGTGTTTCAGACGAAAAAGCGTTGAAAAAGGCCGAGCGCAAGGAAATCAAGGCGCGCAAGGAGAAGATCAAAACGCGGGCTGATTGGATGAAGGAGACACAATCGGCGGTTAATGCTTACCGGCGTGCGCTGTTTGCCGAAGAAGGTTGTATTTCATGCGGCAACATGAACGCTGTTCAATACCATGCCGGCCACTACGTCGGGCGGGGACGCCAGCCCGCTTTGGCGCTGGAGGAATTGAACATATGGAAACAATGCTCGCAATGTAACTGTGACAACCACGGGGCAACGATTCCGTATCGTCAGGCGCTTGTTAAGCGTATTGGACTGGAAAAGGTTGAGTGGCTGGAGGGTCCGCACGAACCGAAGAAATACACCATAGCTGAACTCAAGGCATTGCGTGATCACTACCGCGCTAAATTGCGCGAACTAACGAGGGAGAAAGCATGTGCGACTTAATGCAATCAGTTGAACGCTATTCGGCGTATATGAAGAATGCCGAGAAATACGGCAACAAGTTCGGCGACATGGACGGAGCAAATAACGCATGGCACGATTGCAATCGTGCGGCCAATGAACTTGACGACGCGCAAGCCGAGATCGCCGGCCTCAAGACCTACGCCGCGACCATTGCGGCCGAGCGCGATGAGCTGGCGAAGGAGTTAGTGCAGTGGAAGGCCAACCATCAGAACGTGGTTGATCGCCTACGCCTTGCCACGCAGCGTAATGATTTGCCAGTGGATCGCATCCCGGCAATGGAGCGGATGCGTGAGTTGCAGGAAGAACTTGCCTCGCTTAAGGCGCAGTCGGAGCCTGTCGGAGACATTCACCTAAGCGTTGATGACAACGGCAAAAGAGAACTATACGGGAATCTCTACGACAATTGCCCTGAAAGCGGATTCCTCTACACCCACCCCGCCTCGTCAGGCCAAGACGTGGAACGGCTGGCGTCTTATCTCGACAGCCAAGACTTTTACGAAGTGATGCAGCAGTATCGGCTTTCTCCAATATCGGATCAGGAGATTGTTGTTTATTGCTTCGAGCTGGTCAAATCCGAACTGCTCGCCGCCATCGCCAAGGAGGGGAAGCCATGACCACGCTATCCGAACTATCGGCAGAAGTCGTTCGCGCTGCTAAAGCCCATTGCCTAGAGCCTACCGATGTAACCTGGGCGCTGCTTAAACAGGCGCTATACGATCACGACCGGGCGGTTAAAAACGGGCACGCTCAGTGCGTCTGCGAAGTGGCGCGGGCTGAGTGCGGGCTACATAAAGTTTGCCGGCGCGCTTAGTTCGTTGTAATATCGCATTGTGCTTGGCCGCACATTCAGAGTAGCCCGTAGTTTCCACCCTGCCCATGACTCGTGGGTCGGCCAACTCCGCAAGGAGAGGGTGGAATCTACGGGCTTTTTTATGGGCATTCCGCTGTGGCACAAATGGAATTTTTTAGCAGAGAGCAACACGCAAAACGGCATTACCTGCCGCTGGTGACCGCAGTTAAGAACGCCAAGGGCGTACTTGATGTGGATACCGTAAAGGGTTGCGCCATTGGCATGAAACGCTACCCGAACGGCGGTTGCTACGGAGAGTGCTACGCCAGTAAGACCGCGCATCAATACGGTATCGACTTCTCGGTCAGCGTGTCTCGTCTGTTGTTCAATCACATTAACCGCGCCGACGTGTTTATTGCGGTGCGCGATCACCATGCCTCATGGTATCGCATCGGCACGGCCGGCGATCCGTCTCACGATTGGGATAACACGATTGCTGTGTGCGAGGCGTTGCGCGGAACAGGCAAGGTTCCGGTCATCATCACCAAGCATTGGAGGGTACTAACAGACGCCCACCTGGCGCGACTTCATGCGGTTGGCGCGGTTATCAACACCTCAACCAGCGCGCTCGATACCGAAGCCGAAACGAAGCACCGGCTCAGGCAAATTGAGCGCATTAGAGTGGCCGGTTTGCGGAGCGTTAATCGTGTGGTGACCTGCGCCTTTGGCGACTCAGATTGGGCAGTTAATAGCAAAGCAAAACAGGACTATCTGTTATCAATTCATCCCGTGATTGACAATCCATTGCGGGCCAGCAATTCAAACGAACGAGTCAAGAAAGGAGAAATAATCCTAACGAAAATTGACGAAGCAGTAGGCGGTGGGAAGTTTGTTTCATTACATAACGCTGGCATTTATCTCGGGACGTGCGAAGCCTGCCCGGATCAGTGCGGAGTTGAAGTTACACAACCCAAAAAGGAAGAAACCATGAACTCAGCATTGCAGATGGACCTGATTAAAAACGAATACCAATGGATTTACGCGCCGAGCGTGATCGGTTCTGGGTATGAGGAAAGCGTGTCGAAACTGGCGATTGAAGACGATATCGCCAAGCGGGCGGCGCGCAAGAACATGCAGATTCACTCGGCCATCATCCTCAAGGTCAATGGCGAGTTCGCCGGATTTTTCACGTTCCAAGTGAATCATGAATCGAAGGAATTTTGCCTGCTGCAATCGGTGATCGAGCCGAAGACTTACACCAAGGAACTCTACGCCAAAATGGTGCAGGCGGTGATCGACCAGAACACCTACGGCTATCCGGCGATGATTACCACCGATCCGAAAAGCAAGTTTGAAACTCCGGCGCTTTTTGAAAGCCTTGGCTTCGTAACCTATCTGAAAATGTCAGGGTTTCATTACATGGTTCTGGGTGATATCGAAACGATGCGGCTCAAATTGTTGGCACACATCACCATGACAAACGTGTGGAACACGGTTAAAGGCGACTGGCTGCGGCTTAAGAAAGAATGGCGCGAGCGCATTGACCTGGCCGGTGAAGTCAATGGCGTGGCAAACCCATCGTATGCAACTCGCGAAGGCTGCTGGCAAGGCGAGCAAGGCATGAGCAATATCGTTAATTCAAAGAAGAAGATCAACGCGGCCGGCGAGATTGAGACAACAACAAAAGCGCACAACGGGAATGCCTCGGTTCTTGATCCTGTTGCATGCGAAACCATTGCTAGGATGTTTATGCCCAAAAATGGCGGGCGCGTTTATAACCCGTTTGGCGGCGGCGTTCAGATGGGCTACGTTGCAGGCGCTTGCGGTTATGAATATTACGCCAGCGAGATCAGGCAGAACCAAGCCGATGCGAACAATAAAATTTGCTCGGAGTTTGGCGGGCGCGTGAAGTGGGTGCAAAGCGACTCATCGACGCACGCCCCGGACGGAATGTTCGATATGGTTTTCACCTGCCCACCGTATTACAAAGTCGAGCATTACGTCGATTACGACGGCAAGCCGCCCGAAGGTGAGTTGAACTCTTTTGACACCTACGAGAAGTTCAGGGATTTGCTTTTCAAGGGGTACAAGAAAGCCATCGAGCACCTGAAGGACGACAGCTTTTTCGTTGTTATGACCGGCGATAGCCGGGATAAAAACGGCGCGTACCATTGCCACGAAGCTGAAACTGTAGTTTTCTTCAAAGAAAATGGTCTGTCTGTTTATAACCAGATCGTTTATGTCGAGTGCGAATTTACCCGCCTGGCGCACGCGAAAAAGACCTTGCACACCCGCAAGTTTCCGAAGCGAGAGCAGAAAATCATTGTCGCCTACAAGGGCAACATCGCCAACATCAAAGATCGGTTCGCGCCGATTGGCAGGCTGTGACACGCTGCAAACTTTGCCATAGACCCATTACCGACGCCGAGTCACTTCGGCTAGGTTATGGGCCTTCTTGTGCCAAATACTTGGGGCTTGATAATGCCAGACTGGTCAAAAATAATCCTAGAATTAAGCTCAATTTTCGGAAGCTGCCGCCAGGTTGCGAGGCTGATTCATTACGGCAACCCGGACTATTTGAGGAAAATGACGAGGGACGAGATTAAAGACCCGCCGTGGTCTGTTGGTGATCGGCTGATTGAACTTTACCGCAAGCACGTCGGCGATGATGTTCCGATTATCGGCGCACCGCAGCAGAAGAAACTGATTTGATGTAAAATGTAGTCGCGCCGTGAGAAGCGCATCCCCTTGGCGGGGGAATCATTCGGTAAGCCCTAGCCGGGACTCTGCTGGTACCGAACCAGTCCGCCAACACGCTACCAGCGTGAGAGTTCCGACTAGGGCTTTTTTTTTGGGAAAAACAAAATGAATCCTGAAATTGTTCCCGTTCCTGGGTACGAAGAGCATTACGGCGTGTCAGTTGATGGAAGGGTGTTTTCATTCAACTATCGAAACACCGGAAAAACTGAAGAAATGACGCAATCTCCACACGCTGGATATAGAACGGTAACGCTGAAGCGGATCAAAAATTCAGCGTTTTACGTCCATCGTTTGGTTGCAATGGTGTTTATTCCTAACCCTGACGGCTTGCCACAAGTCAATCACGTAGATGGTGACAAAAGCAATAACAACAGATCGAATCTTGAGTGGGTTAGCCAATCTGAAAACCATTTGCACGCTTTCAGGACAGGGTTGCGAAGAGCCAAGAGTGGCGAGTCGCACTTCAACCACAAGCTGACCGACGAATCAGTCGCCGAAATTAAGCGAGAGTTATTTAGCGGAAACAGCTACCACGGCCAGTTAGTTGCGTTGGCTGGAAAATATGGCGTAAGCGCCTCCTGCGTATTTGATATCAAGGCAGGCAAGGCGTGGAGGCACATATGAGCAAGAAAGACCTATATAGGCTTGTTTGGGCTAAGTATCACGGCGGGGCAAGCAGAAAGCTTGTTTTGCTGCTGATAGCAGACCTGAGTAAGACAAGGACTGCGGCACCATCAATCAAGTTCATCGCTAAAAGATGCGGCATTAGCGAACGCCAATCGCAATACATCGTCAATGAAATGCTTGAGTCTGGCCTACTTGTTTGCCTGTTTAACAAGGCAGGAGGAAAGCCCGGCGCGACACGTGGCATTGTCATAAACGAGCAGGCGCTAACGGGTGAAGCCGGTTGCACCCCTACGGGTGAAGTTTTCAGCACCCGTCAAGCGACCAAGACGGGTGAAGCCAGTTGCACCCAAGAAGTTAGTAAACATAGGCAGAAAAAGCCCCTAGCCAAGAAGGCGAAAATTGCTCCAGTTCTTCGTCTGGTTGTGGGGGGCGAATAATGGGCCATCTTCTCAACCTTCGGGAATACCAGAGCGGGGCGATTCAGGCGTTGCGCTTTTGCTTGGCTAGGGGGGTTAAGCGGCAGGTGCTCTACTCGCCTACGGGTAGCGGGAAAACAGAAATGGCGATGGCGATAATTGCCGGAGCTATTGCCAAGGGCAAGCGGATCGTTTTCCTGTGCAACCGGATTCACCTCGTTGGGCAGGCCAGCGCGCGTTTCTTCCGGTCTGGCATTGCCCACGGCATCATCCAGGGCGACAACACCCGCAACATCGACGCGCAGGTGATCGTCGGCAGCATCCAGACGGTGGCGCGGCGCGGAATGCCAGACTGCGACATCATCATCATCGACGAAGCGCACGGCGTAGCTGGATCGAAAGACTTCCGCAACGTGATCTTTCAGCGGTCTGCCGTTCCGGTGATCGGATTGAGCGCCACACCGTTCGCGCGCGGCATGGGGAAACACTATCCAGAATTGGGCGGGCCGCTGTTTGAGGAAATGACCGTAGCGACCTCAATTCAGGCGCTGATTGACGAAAACTTTCTGGTCGATTGCGACATCTACGCGCCGTCTGAGCCGGACATGAGCGGCATCAAGCAGTCCAAAAACGCCTTCGGTGAAATGGACTGGGCCGATTCCGACGTGGGCCGCGCGGTCGATAAGCCGCAACTGATCGGCGATATTGTCGAGCATTGGCTGAAGTTGTCGAAAGACTTGCCGACCGTCTGCTTTGCGTCCAACATAGCGCACAGCAAGCACATCGTCGAATCGTTCAGAGCGGCTGGCGTGGTGGCAGAGCACATCGACTGCTACACCGACGAAGACGAGCGAAAAGCGATCCTGGCGCGGGTTGAAAGCGGCGAAACGACGATCATCAGCAACGTCGGGATTCTGACTGAGGGTTGGGACTTCCCCGCCTGCCGGACAATGATCCTCGCTAGACCGACAAAAAGCCTCATCAGGTACATTCAAATGATTGGCCGGGTACTTCGCCCCCACCAGACAAAAGAACGCGCCTTGGTGATCGACCACAGCGGCACGGTGCAGCGTTTGGGGTTCCCGACTGACGACCTGCCGCTTGAGTTGGACGACGGACGGTCAAAAGAAGCCTCCAAACCGAAGGCCGAAGAAGCATTGCCGAAGAAATGCCCGCAATGCCATTGCATCAAGCCGCCGAAAGTGGCGATCTGTCCGAAGTGCGGATTTCAGCAGGTGATGCCAAACACCGTCGAGAGCATAGACGGCGAACTGGCGCTGGTGCAGAAAGGCAAACTCAAGGCGACGGCGGCAGAGAAACAACTGTTCTACTCGGAACTGCTGTCGCTAAAAGGAAAGCGGTCGGACGGTTGGGTGGCGCACGCCTACAAGGACAAGTTCGGCGTCTGGCCGCGCGGGATGAAAGATATTCCGACCGAGCCGAGGCAGGAAACTAAGAACTGGATCACGGCGAAGGCTATCCGCTTTGCCAAGGCCAAGGAAGCGGAGGCACGCCATGCGGCCTAGCGCGGCAGAGATTGCCACAGGCAGGTGGCCGGGACTGCTGGCCTCGTTCGGGATCGAGTCGCAGTTCCTTCGCAACAAGCACGGCCCTTGCCCGATCTGTGGCGGAAAAGACAGATTCCGGTTCGATGACCGGGAAAGCCGGGGAACGTGGATTTGCAACCAATGCGGAAGCGGCGACGGTTACAAGCTGCTGGAGTTGTTCAAGGGCTGGACGTTCAAGGAAGCCGCGCGAGAGGTCCAGTTGATTGCCGGGGTGGTTCGGCAGACTGTCAATGAAACGGTAGCGCCAGAGAACGCGCAGAAGTTGGCCGCAGTGAAGAAGATTTGGCAGGACTCGATACGGATCGCGCCAGGAGACCCGGCGTTCCGGTACATCCGCGCAAGAGCGGGCGAGGTGGTGATTCCTACCTCGCTCCGCTTTCATCCTGCGCTGGCCTATGTCGATGATGGCGAGGTGACGCATTATCCTGCGCTGGTGGCGGTTGTGATGAGTGCCGAAGGTAAAGGCGTGGCCGTGCATCGCATCTACTTGACCGCAGAAGGAGCCAAGGCGCCAGTCGAAAGCCAGAAGAAGCTACTTGCGGGCGGGGATATTTCCGGCGCGGCGGTTCGGATTGGTGATCCCGGCGAGGAGATTGGAATTGCCGAGGGGATAGAAACGGCGCTAGTTGCATGTCGGAAGTTCGGATTCCCGGTCTGGTCAGCGATTACGGCCGGCGGGATGGAGAAATGGCGCCCCCCTGACACAGTAAAGCGGGTAACGGTCTTTGGCGACAACGATCGATCTTTTACCGGACAGGCGTCGGCCTATTCGCTGGCAAAGAAACTCAAGGCCGCAGGCTTCGACGTAAGCGTTAAAATTCCAGAAAAAGAAGGGACGGATTGGGCCGATGAGTGATCTATTTGCTGAGATATTCGACGAACGAGCCGCAATTTGCGAAATAGAGGGCGGTTTGCCGAAAGAACAGGCCGAGGCAATAGCCGCTATTCAGGTCGAGAACTTTCGCCACGCCTGCGAAGTCCGCTCCGTAGTGGCGAAGTATCAAACCGAAGGCGGCGAGGCCGTGAAGGCGTTTCTGGTTCAGGTGGCGAAGCATCGCGGCCAGGCGGCAGCTGATCGGTTGCGGGCAGATGCACTTAAGGAGATAGGGAAATGAGCGACGACGGAATAGATCAAGAGCGAGAAATCGCGCTGCAAAAGTGGATGTATAGCCAGAACAAAAGCAAAGCAGAGATTGACGCTTTTTGTTTTGGATGGGAACGAGCAATGGACCTCGCCGCCGAGTTGCTGCGAATGGCCGATACAGGACGCACACAGGAGCAGAAAAAATGGACAAACTGACAGCGGCACAAAAAAAGGTAATTGATGTTTTGTCAGACTGCGGAGGGTGGATTTGTTATGAGGCGCTAAGAAAACACGGCGCGGCAGCGGCATCAGCAACCACACTCGCTAATAATGGCTTAATCGAAAAGCGAATGTCAGGAGGAAACAGCGCAGACGCTGTTTTTCCGTTTGCTGAGTGGCGGATTAAGCCAAAATGACCGGCCAATCCGACCACCACGCCGCGTGCAAGGCCAAGGTCCGCCAGTCCGGTTACTACGCCCCCGACCGGCAATATTTACCGGATGGGAGGTACTTTGACCGACTGGTGCGGATTGAGAACCGGGGAAGTGTCGAATGCAAATACGACCGGCGGGCGGATGATCCGAAATGCGCGGGATGCGAACAGCCATGACCACGTTTGACGCAATATCGACAGACGCCGCCGCTAACCGGGCGTTTTGGAGCGAGCAGGCGCGCACTCGGCTGGCCCTGATGCGCGAACAGTCGAGCGACCATGGCGAGGCCAAGCGACTCCGGGCGGCGTTTCGAGGCTGTATGCGGGATCGGCGTGCGCGAAAGTATTTTGAAAATATATACGAAAGTCCTTGCGCTCCTGAATGCTTGATATATAATTGAGGCATCGGAGCACAACAACACAAGGAGCGGCGAACATGACCACCATCAACCTCGAAGTTAAGAAGATCGGCCGCAGCTTCTGTGTTGTGTCTGGCGCGGCTGTTCTTGGCAAGTTCAGCACCGAAGCCGCCGCGATTGCTTCTAGCGTCGCTGACGCCGCTTTGTATGCCTTTTGGGCCGGCTCTGCTGGTTCAAGCGTTCAAAACACACCGGCAAGCGTGGTGCAGTTATGACCAAGTTTTACGATTGCCAGGCGGAAGCCGACAAAGAAGCAAAGCGCATCGTCAAACTGGCTTATGCGAACGGCGGCACCGTGCCGTATAGCCTTGGCCGATTGATCGAACTGAAGTTCAGCCTTAAAGTGATTCGCGCGGTGATTCGATGACAGCAACCAAACGCGGAGGAAAGCGCCAGAACAGCGGCAACAAGGCCAAGGACGGCGCCACAATGGCGACCACAAAGCAGATATGCGCCCGCATCTGGATACGCCAGGGAGCGGTTTACAAGGCGCTTGGCGGGTCGGAATGGCTGCGGGCGACGATTGATCGTGAAACGCAGCATAACGCTGGAGGTGAGGCGACTGGCGCGGCTTTATGCGACAGGTCGCCTCGACCGTAATGTTATGCACGGAGGTTGAGATGGAGCGGGTTTTTACCGACAAGATCGTGATAGCGAAAAAGCATTACCGCTGCGACGCGAGCGAACAGTGGCGACGCGCTGGCTACACTGTTGCCGAATGCGAGACGAGCGAGCAGCGGTTGATGGTTGAGGCTGCCGAAGCCGACAAGTGGCGAATTTTGCCGGGGCAGGCTTACCGGAAAGTGACCGGGATTCACGAAGGCGATTTTTGTACCTACAGGGCGAGGCCCGGCATGGATGCCGTGTGCGCTGACCTCGACATGTGGGACGAGTGAAAGTGCACAACGCCGGAATTCACCGAGCGGCCGAAGGCCGTCCGGTGAAATGAACAGTTTGGCGTCACTGCCCGGAAAGGATTGAGAATGGGAACGAACTACTACCTGCACCAAAAGCCGGACTGCGAATGCTGCGGACGCCCGTTTGAGCCGCTGCATATTGGCAAAAGCTCGGGCGGCTGGTGTTTCACGTTGCATGTGATGCCTGAAGACAACATCAACACGTTGGACGACTGGCGCAATCTGTGGGCCGCCCCAGGGGCGTTCATCCGCAACGAATACGGAGAGAAGGTTTCCATTGCGGATATGGAGCTGACAATTACCGCCAGGCTTTGGCGCGGCGAGTTTCCGCGACGACACGACAACGACGGGCGCTATTGCGTGGGTCATGGCGAGGGAACGTGGGATTACGTGACGGGCGAATTCTCGTGACGCCCAACACAATGTAGACCTCAAAACTGCTGCATAACCTCATTAGGAATCTGTTATATGCACCGCAAAGCCTTTACCCGTCAACCTGTGGAGAAATAACTAAGCCGCCAAGCCCTGCAAGAAAAACGCCCGCCGGTATAATCACAGCGGGCGCAAAGCCGCGAGGAAAGGGAGGAAAACTCGCGGCGGGAGGTATGCGTATGCTATCATTATTTCTTGCACAGGAGGCGGAATGAATAAAAGAGCCGGGCGGCCTTCAACGGTGGCCAAGATCATCCTAAGCAAAGCCCAGATGTACCGGACGGTCGAAGAGCTGGCCAGGGAGACCGGCGCAAGCCCTGACACCGTGCGAGCAGTCCTAAGACGTGCGTCGGATCGTGGCGAGATCGTCCTTCGGCGCTTTGTGTCCGGCAAGTCTGGGCGAACCATCATGGTGGCGTGATCATGGCAAGACTGAACGACGAACAACGCGCGAATATTTTAGCCGAGTTCCATGCAGGGAAATCACAGAACGAACTTGCCAAGCGCTATGAAGTATCTCCCGCCACGATCAATAAATTGTGCAAGGGAATCGAGCCCAAGCACGTTGAAAAAGTGAATGCGCTAACCCGCATCAACACAGAGCTTGCCGGCGAAAGTGAATACGAAGTGAATGCCATTCACCGCGAGGTTCAGGAGCGGACGAAACACATCCAGTTTTTCACCAACGCAGCAATCAAGAATGTTCAGGAATCAATGAAAGAGCCCTGTGCAAATCAAAACGATTTCCGCGCCAGGGCTGAAACAATTCTTAAGGGGCGTGAAGCTGTTCTCGGCAAGACGCCCGAAACTGCCATCCAGATAAACAACAACGCCGCACCAACCACCCCGCACGAATGCAGCGATGACGAACTAGCGGCAATTGCCAACGGTCAATGATCACCAAGCGAGCGGCGGCGGTTGAGTTACTGAGGCGGCGGCGGGCAAGGGAAGATATTAGGGCATTTGCCAGCGCGGTTGAAGTTCCGGGCAAACCAGCCAGCGAAGACCCTGATGAATGGCTCTTTCGGCCGATTGAGACCAGCCTTGCGGAGCATCATGGCCTCCTGCTTCAGGCGCTGCAGGAGACAATGGAAACCCCGCACGGCCGGCTGATGGTATTCATGCCGCCGGGCAGCGCAAAATCGACCTATGGCAGTGTAGTGGCGCCAACGTGGTACATGGGCAAGTTCCCCGACCGGCGAATCATCCTCGCCAGCTACGGCAGCGACTTAGCCAGGCGACACGGCAGGCGGGCGCGGTACATCGCCCGGCAATCGGCTTACAAATCAATCTTCGGCGCAGGGATTAGCGCAGAGACAAGCGCGGCAGACGAGTGGGCGCTTTCCAACGGGTCCGAATACTTTGCCGGCGGTATCCTTTCAGGCATCACCGGGAACCGGGCGCACGGGCTGATCATCGATGACCCGGTTAAAGGGCGAGAGGATGCTGATAGCGAGACGATCCAGAAAAAAACAATCGACGCTTACCAGGATGATCTTTTAACCCGGCTGGTCCCTGGCGGGTGGATTGTGATTATTCAGACCCGATGGAGCATGGGCGACCTTGCCGGGCGAATCCTTCCTGAGAACTGGGCCGGCGAAAGCGGTGATATTCTTTGCAGGGACGGGCAAACATGGCGCGTTTTAAGCCTTCAGGCGCAATGCGAGCGCGCTGATGATCCTCTTGGGCGGGGAGTTGGTGAGTACCTCTGGCCGCAGTGGTTTACCGACCGCCACTGGGCCATCTTCAAAAAGCAGGCCCGCACATGGTCCGCGCTCTATCAGCAGGTGCCGATCGCCGACTCTGGCGACTACTTCAAGAAAGATCAGCTTAACCGATACGACAGGCCGCCGAAACACCTGCGCACCTATGGGGCCAGTGACTACGCGGTTACAGCAGACGGTGGCGACTTCACCGAACATGGCGTCTTTGGGCTTGATCCTGAAGGCGAGCTTTATATTCTCGACTGGTGGTTTGGTCAAACGGCGTCCGATGAGTGGATTGAGACAGAGCTTGATCTAGTGGATAAGTGGAAGCCCTTAGCATGGGTGGGCGAGGCCGGGCCGATCCGCCGGGCCGTCGAACCGTTCCTAATGCGCCGGATGAAGGCGCGGCGGTCGCTTTGTCGCCTTGAGTGGCTGCCGAGCATTCACGATAAACCGACGCGGGCGCGGGCGTTTCAGGCAATGGTTTCGAGCGGCATGGTGCATTTGCCGAGGAACGCCGAGTGGGCGGACAGACTAGAGCGCCAGTTGCTCACCTTTCCAGTTGGGGTTTTTGATGATGCCGTCGATGTGTGCTCGCTGATTGGCCGCTTCGTTGATCAAATGCGCGATGCGCGGGTTCCTGACCCCGTGGAAGAGCGCCCGAAGCCGGGGACGTTTGGTCATTTGCTTGAATTGACCGACGAACCGGACTTGATCAGCAAATACCGTAGCGTCAAGCCGAGATGATATAATTTGTCGTGTTGAGCATTCTGGCCTATAAAATCGCGCATGAACGAACTCTCTCAGATTATCACCGGGCTTCGCCTGACTCGGCCCTCTCTTAACGCCGAGCAGCTGCTTGCTTTGGTTGATCCTGAGCCAGTCGCCGAGCAGCGCGTTGTCGCCGAGGTGGGCCTGCCTTACTGGATATTTTCCGTGAATGGCTCATCGTTCGATGGGGAGTTCATCGTTGTCCGCGCCTCGCTACCGTCTCAAGCCGACCAACTGGCAGCGGGCGGACTGCGCGACACCATCGCCGCGCTACGGCACCACGACGCAAACACCGGGCTACAGGCCACGGTCGAAATGAGGCCCATGCAATGAGCGATTACGCCACGAATCCCGCCGAAGAAGAGCAGAGCGACCAGCAGAAGGCATTGGCGCGCAAATGGAGCAAGCGCATCGAAAGCGCGCTCAAGGCGCAGACCGAATCCAAACAGGAAGAGCGCTACAAGAAGAATCGTCAATACGTTCGTGGCGATGCGGGGAGCGATGGCAAGGGCGGATTAGTCCGAACCAACATCATTCATTCCAACTTTGCCGCGATCCTGCCGCAGATTTACGCCAAAAACCCGGAAATATCGGTAATTCCGACCGAAGCCGCCGGCGGTAACGCTTATGGGTGGGTCGGGCCGTTCTGCAAGACGATGCAGGCGGTACTGAATCGGTCCTTTGTGACCGATGGCAAGCTGAAGAAGCGCGCCAAGTCGGCGATTCGTGCGGCGATGACGACCTCAATGGGTTGGACCAAGGTCAGCTGGCAGAAGGACATCCGCAAAGACCCGATCATTGAAAATCGGATTGCCGACACGCAGGACAACATCCAGAAAATCCGCCAGCTGATCAGCGACATCGAAGACGGCGACGATTCGCGGGGCGAGCTGGAAGCCAAGCAGGCTGAGCTTGATCAGCAAATGGCCGCACTCCAAGCGCAGGCCGAAGTCGTCGCCGCGTCTGGCATCGTGATCGATCGCGTGCTGACGGAAGACATTTTCATCCTTGATGACGCCATAAATGACTTTGATGCCTACGAACAGGCCGAAGCCATTGCGCACCGTGTTTGGATGACGGTCGATAAGTACAAGGAAATGTTCGGCAAAGAACCGCCGAAGAAGGCGAGCCGCTACGGGTCAGACAAAAAGGACCGGAGCAGCAACACCAGCGACAACAAGGCTGAACTGGTCGCCGTGTTTGAAATCTGGAACCGCATCGATAACACCGTCTATACCCTCTGCAATGGGTGTGATGAATGGGCGCGTGATCCCTACACGCCGCAGACCCTTGGTCGCCGCTTCTATTCGTTCTTCGCGCTGGCGTTCAACCCGGTCGATGGCCGCATGGAGCCGCTTTCCGACGCTGAGCTTCTGATCGAGCTACAGGACGAATACAGCACCACGCGCACGAACTTTTCGGAGCATCGCAAGGAAAACCTGCCTGTTCGGCTGGCTCGCAAGGGCGGCTCGCTGACCGATAAAGATATTTTATCTATCACAAACCGGAGGTCTAACGACATCATTCTTGTCGAGGGTGATCCGAATACCCCGCTGCAAAACGATCTTGCGGTGATGCAGAACCCGCCGATTGACCCGGCGACCTATGACGTTCAGCCGATCCTTCGAGACGCCGAGATGGTTCTTGGGGCTGGCGATGCCGCCAAGGGTGTCGTCAATAAGGCCAAGACCGCGACCGAAGCAGAAATCATGGCGCAGGGCCTACAGTCGAGGGTCGCCGAGCGTCAAGATGTGGTGGAGGACTGGATTGCCGACATGGCGAACTACGCCGCCGAACTTTGTTTGCAAGAGATGGGGCTGGAAGAGGTCAAGCGGATCGCCGGCCCTGAGGCTGTTTGGCCGCAGATGAACCGGGAGCAGGTTTTCGGGCTGGTCTCGATCGAGATTCGCGCCGGATCGACCGGGCGACCGAACCAGGCCAAAGAACGCGAACAGTGGGGCGCTCTCTTGCCGCAGATTCAGCAGGCCATTACCCAGATTGGACAAATGCGGGAGACTGGACAGCAAGACATGGCCGAAACCGCCATGAAGCTGCTTGAAGAAACCTTGCGCCGGTTTGATGAGCGGATTGATATTGAATCCTTCCTGCCGAAAAAACAGGAAGGCGAACAACCGCCGGCCATCCCGCCGGAAGTGCAGCAACAAATCGAACAGGGCAAGGCCATGTTTGAACAGTTGCAGGCCGAAAACGCCCAACTGAAACAGATAGCAGAGGGCAGCGCGGCCAAGATGGACCTTGAACGTGAGCGTTTCGACTGGGAGAAGCGCAAAGCCGTTGATGAGTTCAACGCCCGGCAGTCGTCGGATCAGGAAGCAATCGCCGCCCGGCTCGAAGAGGTCCGAATCAAAGCCGAGGCCGACGCCGCTGCCAAGATCGAGATTGAGCGAATCAGAAGCGCCGACAAGCAGGCAGAATTAGCCAGTCAAGAACGTATTGCCTTGGCACGAGAGATGTTCGGCATAGCGCAGACCGGGCAGGCCGTACAGGACCAGCAGGCGACGGCGCAACAAGCCGGCCAGCAAGCCGAGAACCTTACCGCGATGATGCAACAAATGCAGCAAGCGATGGCCGACATGGGCGGGCAGTTCGCACAAGCACTGACCGGGATGCAGGCACAAATGACCGCGCCGCGCCGGGTGATTCGCGATCCTGATACCGGGGACATGATCGGCGTTGAGGTTGTGCAATGACCTCCTGCCTCTATGTGGCGGCACGTATGGCGAGGGGCGGGTAAATGGCTGCGTCAGTGATCAACGTTGTAAATAGCAACCTTGGTGGAACATCTTGGACTGTTACGCTTCCAAAAAACGAAACCGGCGATCTGATCGCAGTCTTGGTCGCTGTTCGTAATACGGGATCGACACTCTCTGTTACTGGAGGCACCGGACTAAGCACGGCGCAGACAAACGATTCATGGATTTCGCGGTGGTTTGTAAAAAAGGCCGACACGGGCGGCGATACTTCATTAACGGTTGGATCAACTGCGGCCGGAACGTCAAGCACTACGGTATACATCATCCGAGGGGCGGACGTATCCGGCACGGCAGCTAATGCGATCGACGGTATCGCCACGGTTAGCGGGTCAATTGGTAGAACTTGCGCTTCGCCTGCGCTGACGCCAACGACGCCGAACTGTCTCATCCTCGACAGCGTTGTATGGGACGGCTCATACGCCATTGCAGAAATTGATAACTTGAACGTGATGTGTACCACGCCTCAGTCGTCGTCCGGTGTGCGTTTTCAGGCAGCAGCCAGCGGGATTCCCACATTCACATGGACGGCAGATAACGCCGCCAACTCGGGGCGGTCATGGGTGCTCGCGGTAAAGAGCGCAGGCGGAACCGACGGTTCAATCAGGGCCGTAGAGGGCAGGTCATACATTCAAAAGTTGGGCGGGTTCGTAACCCTGACGACTTCTGCTCCCAACTCCATAACCGGATTCACTGCGCTAGGAATCAACCCACACACCGCAGCCAGCACGACCATCAGTGCAGGTCAGCCAACAACTCTCCCTTGGGCGTATCTTGGGCTGTCGCTTTCTGCGAACGAATCTTTGGGCGGGACAGATGCGTGGTGCGGCGCTGTTGTTGCGTGTGATCCCATCGACGTTTCTGGCAAGCCTGTCCAGATACCATTTGGTATCGGCGGCACATTCTCATCAACGCATGTTGGAGCCAACGGCCTGATTATTGTTCTGGCGGACGCTTCGGACAACTATCTCGCCTATAGCCTGCTTGAACAGAAAGACTGGTCGGCCCAGCTATCTGGTGTGGTTACGATCCTGCCGGGAACCTCAACGCCAATTGCATCGAGCGCGTCCCTGCCAGCATCAATAACTAAAAAAGGGTTTTTCTATCACCGAAAAGGTGCTGCAAACGCAGCCATCCAGATATTCCTCAGCTCGCCAATAGTGCAGAATGCATATTCTGCAATCATTGGCGGTAACTCGGCAACGCCGATTACATCAGAGCATATTGCCTTGCAGCTATCGGGTGGCAACCTGATCCCGCGACAGCCCCCCTATCCACACTTTGTAGGGTTCTCTGCGCTACAGGGTAGCGGCCAACTATTGCACAAGGTCGGATTCCAGCTAGGTGACGGGGCAAACAAAACCTATGTGAAGTTATCCTCGCAGAACGTCGATACCCCATCAGTTAATGATTCACAGTGGCGGTCAATGGCCGGCGCGGCGGGCGTTACGTTGAAAACCTCCGCCAGCGACACGATAGACCTCCGGTCAACGACCATCACGTCGCTCACGCTCCAGCCCTTCACAGTAGATGCGGCGAGCAGTTTGTCGGCGGAATTGCTGACAACTGGGTTTTCGTTGATCGGCCACACATTTTCCGACCTGGCCGGTTTTGCATGGACTTCAGCAAGTTGGTCGAAATGCGGCACGGTGGCGTTCAAGAACGGGAATCTCACTACCTGCTCGCTTTCTGAGCCAGACGATTCAATCAGCGGGACGACGGGCGCCGTCTGTTCATTTTCTGCGGATGGTGCCACAGTAAGCGGCACGTCGCTAAGCTGCGTTAAGGCAGATGGCGTAAGCGTAACCGGCTATCACCTGGCGCTGGAAACGACCGTCACGGCGGTAAATCTGGCGAATACGACCTTCGCCGGCATACCGGCGACCAACAAGGTCTATGTCAAATACCCGGAAACCACCGTTGCGGCCGGCGCTTTCGTCGTCGGCCGGTATTACAAGATCAAGACGCCGGGAACTACGAATTTCACCCTGATCGGTGCAGCGAACAACAACATCGGCACTGAATTTACCGCAACAGGGATTGGCAGCGGAACCGGCGATGCTTACGCTGGCGTGATCATCACGACCAGCGGAACCACGTCGCTGGTGGATGCAGACATCACGCGGGCCGCGGCCAACACGCCGGTCAAGATTGCAGCTCCGGTCGAATACCAGTCATTCACCGCAACGGGCTACGTGACTGGCTCACGCATTCAGGTCTATGACACGACCCACAGCATTGAGCTTTACAACGGCGTTCCCGCCGCTGCGCCGCAAACACTATGGACGGACACGGTAGCTGCCTCAATCTCCGGTGCGCGCGCTCTTCGCATCCGGGTTTCGTATGTCAGCGGGGCGACGGCCAAGGAATTTATCGAGAACAACGCTGGCACCGCAGCGGCTTCTGGCGCCGGGATTGCCGTGTCGTTTCCGGTCAACCAGGTCGCGGACACGACGTACAACACCAACGCGGTGGATGGTTCGACGGTAACTGGCATCACCTTTACCGACGCCGCTACCGACCTGGTCAATATCAACATCGCCAGCGGAACCACGACTTGGAAGCGCATCTATGCGGCCTTCGTTTATTGGATCAGCACGGCAACCGGCATCGCTGACGACATCGCCTACGTTGATGGCGTCGATCCGGCGAATTACCTGCTGACCTCCATGAAGATCAAGAACACGTCTTCGCCATCGGTTCCTTTGACGATTACGGGCGGATTCGGGCGGGATGCTACTAGCGGAACCATTGCCGACATTATCGACACGACGGGCGGGAATATCTATCCGTTGGTTGATCACGTGGTTTCGAGCGTGGTATCGGTGGGTGGGTCAAACATCATCACCGGGGATATTGCCACCGTCCTGGCGGCAATTCCTTCGGCGGCGGCTAATGCTTCGGCCACGCTGACCGCAGCCCAAACGACGCCAATTCACGCCAACATCAAGCAGGTTAATAGCCTGACGGTCAATGGCGCTGGCACAGAAGCCGATCCTTGGGGGCCTAATTAGTGGCATCGGCATGGGGCTCATCCTTCGGCAAAGCATGGGGCAATGCTTGGGGCGGGGTTTCTGTCCTGTTTGCCAGTTTGGGCGGGTCGAGCCGGAAGGAAGACAGACCCCGCACCAAAAAACAAACTCCTGATGAAGTCGCCGAAGCCTTACCGCCGGAAGTCGTTTCTCGACTACGCGGCGAGATGCTTTCGGCGGCATTTGCTGAAGATGTAATCGCACGAGCACGCGAAGCCGCAAGAGTAACGCGGCGGAAGCGCGAAGAAGAAACCGCATTGTTGCTGATGATTTGACCAGGAGAAGAAGAAATGACCATTTACATGAAGAAGCTTTTTGCTCAGTTGCGCGACATCGAAACCGGCGGCGAGGGCAGCAGCGCAGGCGGCGGCGAGTCAATCAGCGAATCGACCGGCCAAGAATCAGCGACTGAAGCGGGGCAGGGCATCGCGGCCGACCAATCCACCGACACCGGCCCGGCGTCAATGCTGGAAGCGATCGAACAGGGTCTTTCAAAGACCGAGCCGACCGAAGAGGCCAAAGCTGCCGAGCGTGCCCGTGATGAGCAAGGCCGTTTCGCCAAGGCGCAGGAAGAAAAGGCCGCAGAAGCCGAGAAAGCAGCAGCAAAACCCCAGAAGCCCGGCGACGAGCTGGCGATGCCGGAAGGGCTGTCAGCGCGGGCGCAAGAGCGTTTCCAAGCCCTGACCTCACGACTCCATGAAAGCACGGCCCGAGCCCAGGCAGCAGAATCGGACTTGAACAGCTTCCGCGAAGTGCTGAAACAGACCGGCGGCCGGCCGGAAGACTTCGCCAAGGCTTTTGACTACATCGGGGCCGTGAATCGCGGCGACCTGCAATCAGCCTTGAACTTGTTGGATGCTCAACGCCGGCAAATCTCGTTAGCCATGGGCAAGCCACTCCCCGGTGCGGACCCGCTGGCCGAATTCCCCGACCTCAAGCAGCGCGTCGAGTCCTATCAAATGGACGAGCAAGCCGCTATCGAGATTGCCAGAGCACGCCAGCAACAGGCGGCAATGGCGCAGCGGCAACAGGCCGAGCAAGGCCAGCAGCAGCAGAATCAGCGACAATTGGCCGAACGTTCGACCGCCATGCAGGACGTGGATCGGATGGGTAAGGAATGGGCGGCGCGCGATCCCGATTACGCGATGAAGGAAGACATCATTCTTAAGCAGATTCCGACCATCGCCCAGAACTTCCCGCCGTCCATGTGGGCCGCTCAGGTGCGGATTCTGTACCAGACGATTTCAGCCATGCCGATGCAGCAGCAACGCGCCGCAACACCGCCGCCGCTTCGCTCTTCCGGGCAGGGCGGTGGGTCACGCGTTCCGACTTCGATGCTTGACGCCCTGAATAGTGGATTGGGCTACGGCAACTGATAAGTTTAATTTATCACGTTGATTAACGCTTGATATAAATGACCAAACGCCGGGAGAAATCCCGGCGCGCTGGCAGGAATGAGGGGATCGCCTCCCGACGCACAGAACAGTTGTGGCAGTAGAGCAGGGTTCGCCTCCTGTGACTTTGGCAGTTTTCCGTGTTCGCCATCGGAAACGTCGGCATGTTGCCGAAACGCTCAACTCACTCAGGAGAAAAATCGTGGCATTTACTGCACAGGAACTACAAGACGCGGGCAAAATTGCCCTAGATTTTTACGTCAAAAACAACCCGATTGACCAAGTTGCTGTCGAACGCCCTCTGATGAAGGCTTTGATGGGGAAAAAGAAGACCTTCCCCGGTGGCAAGCAGTACGTCGTCGAACAACTCCGCTACCAGTACGGTAGCAACTTCCAGTGGTTCAACGGCGCTTCCGTCGTTAGCTACAATCGCCGCGTCACGACCGAGCAAGCCCAATTCCCGTGGCGTTCGGCCCATGACGGCTTTTCGCTTGACGAAGATCGTCTGGCACAGAACGGCATCAGCATCGACGACGGCGAAAAGGGCGGCAACGCCTCGCAAGCCGAACGTGTTCAGCTGACCAACCTGCTGCAAGAATCCACCGAAACGCTTCGCCTCGGCTTCGAGGAAAAGTTTTCGATGTACCTGCATCTGGACGGCACCAGCTCAACCGATGCCATTACCGGCTTGGATGCCATCGTGGCCAGCAACCCGACCACCGGCACCGTCGGCGGTATCGATCGTTCAGTCGCGGCAAATACCTACTGGCGCAACAGCTACGCCACGGGTATGACTGTCCCGACCACGGCAGCGCAGGCAACGACCTTCCTTGGCGTGATGGAAACTAACTGGCGCGCGTGCGTCAAGAACGGCGGCCGTCCTGATCTGATTCTGGCGGGTGCGGGCTTCATCGATGCCTACATTGCCGCCCTGACCCTCAACGGCCAGCAGGTTCAATACGCTGGTGGCAAGGCTCGCGACATTGACGGCGGTGTTGGTTCGATCTACTTCAAGGGCATCGAGATCCACTGGTGCCCGGAGTTCGATGACAACTTCGGCGGCTTCGTTTCCCCGGCAATCCACTGGACCAAGCGTTGTTATTTCATCAACACGCGCCACCTGACCCTGCGTCCGATGGATGGTCAGGATATGGTCAGCCGCAAGCCGCCCCGCGTCTATGACAAGTATGTCTATTACTGGGCGCTGACCTGGCGTGGCACGCTGACTACGAACCGTGGCAACGCACACGCTTACATGTCGCTGACCTAACCCGCCAACCAAGGAGATACTCACATGCAAACTCAATCCCTCGGCGCGGCGCTGACTTCGGCAGCTGCAAACGCTTCGGTCAAGCCCGAAACCACGAATACCGTATTTCAACGCGGTAGCGTGGTTCTGGCGGTGATCCAACCCACCAACGGCGCCTTCGTCGGCACGGCGAAGATTCAGGGCACCAACGACCTGGATTCCGTCGCTGATGGCTCGGCTACATGGACCGACCTGCTGACCTTCGTGGCCCCGGCCGCGAACTCGGGCAGCAAGCTGGCTTCAGTGACCTGCTATCGCCGGATGCGAATCAACTGCACGGTTTTCACCAGCGGATCGGTGGAAGGCTTCTTGCAGGCGTAACACAACCCGCCCCGGCCTTCACGGGTCGGGGCTTTTTCAAGGAGCATGCACATGCTGGCAAAGCACGTTACCGTTCTGGTCGATCGCGACATGGCGGAAAAGATTCCGACCACGGCCTTTGAACATGAAGTAGAAATCCTCAAAGACATCCACGGCGAGGGAAAAATCACCCTCGTTACCTCTGCCCCGGACTTCCCGGCAATCGAAATCGACGCCGAAGAAGAATTTGCGCGCCTGATGAACGCTTACGGATCGAATGACCAAGGCCAGTTTTACGCCGAACGCGTTTTCGGCCGCACCGCTCGCGGGCTCGAAGCCTACGCTCACCGCCCGGCCAAAGCAGGTAAGGCCGGCAAGGCCGCCGACATCGACGCTTAATCATGCCCTATCAGACCCTTGGCGAATTGCGAAGCGCCCTCTCTAGCCGGCTTGGCTTCGGCGCTCAAGGGTCTTCTGGCATCAATAGCGGGATTCTCGACTCGTTTTTACAGTCAGCGCAGGATCAGCTTTGGCTCCGCGCTGACTGGCGGAACCTGATCACTTACGACGAAAAAACCACCGGCATCGGTCAAACGCTGTACGACTGGGCGGCGAACTGTGACCAGAACCGGCCGCTGCGAGAAATCGCGGTTTATGACGGGGCAACTTGGGTGCCGATGAGCGAGGGCATTACCTTCGCCATGCGCACCGATAATTCTCAAACCATCCCGGCTCGGTTTGAGCGGTATGCCCAGATGGAAATCTGGCCGGCTCCTGACGCCGCCTACACCATCCGCCGCTATTACGTCGCGACCTGCTCCAGATTCACGCAAGACAGCGACCGCGCCAGCATTGACGACGGAATGATCTTCCTGCACGCGCTGGCGGCAGCGAAGGCACATTACAAACAGGCGGACGCCGAAATCTACAGCCAGCAGCTATCCCTTGCACTGGAGAAGCTGCGGGCGCAAGCACGGGGGCAAGCGGTTTTCTCCCGGCGCGACGTGGATGACGTTTATCTGGCCAGGCCGAGGGATGCCTAATGCCTTCAGTTATCGCGTTCGACCGTTTCGACGCCGGGCTAGACCTCCGCAAAGGCGCATCGGTTTCTGACGCCAACCGACTGCGGACGCTCGATAACGCCTATGTCACCACGGGCCGGACGATCCGCAAGCGGCCCGGCTTATCCCCTGTTGCAACGCTCGAAAGTGGCACAGTCGGCTTGCGTTCGGCAGGCGGCAAGCTCAACACCTTTTACGGCAGCGGCACGATCAGCCATGCCGATACGCGCTTTGTCGCGAACAAGATTCCACACCCGACCGCCCCGACGACCGCAGTATCAACGATCCATTTCGCCGACGTTTTTAACGGGTTTTTGTACGTCGCGGCAGGTTATATCAACGGCGACATCAGACACCATTACATCGATAGCACGGCATCGCTGTCGGCATGGGTAGCACTGACCGCTTACACGCTTAACACGATTCGGCGGCCGACGGTTGATAACGGTTTCCGTTACGAGGTAACGACGGCGGGAACGACCGCGGCCGGGCAGCCGGTATGGCCGACCACGCCGGGGGCAACTGTCGTGGATGGGTCAGTAACTTGGACCTGTCGCGCAACGGCGATCACGGATATCAACTGCCCGCACACGGCCGCCGTGGTCAAGAAATCCAGCAAGATATTTGCAACCGATGATGACGTGGTGCGGTTCTCCGCAACTAATGCGCCGCGTGACTGGACTACCGCGTCTGATGCCGGCTTTCTCGGCGTTGGCGTGCAGCAATCCGGGGCTACAAACCCGACCGCACTGGGAGAGTACGCCGGCAATCTGGTGTGTTTCTTCCGCGACTCGTCACAGGTCTGGTCCGTTGATCCGGACCCTTCGCTAATGCGATTCGTTCAATCGCTCGATGTGGGCTGTCCGTTCCCTTACGGCGCTGCCAACATGGCCGGTGACGTGTTTTTCGCGTCAAGTGATGGAGTTCGGTCAATCACCACCCAGACCAACACCGGCAGCCTGATGGATGTGGATGTTGGCTCACCAATTGACGCCCTTGTTAAGCCGGTATTTACGCCCACTTCCGGCGCTCGGGCTTTCTACTTCCGGGGCGGCGGTCAGTTCTGGGTTACGGTGGGCAGCACCGCATACATCTATTCCTTCTCCCGGACCTCGAAGATTTCTGCCTGGTCGCGGTATGTTTTCCCGTTCGCCATTCGCGACGTCACGGAATTGGACGGCGATCTTTATTTCCGATCAGGCGATAGCGTCTTCAAGCTAGACGAAAACGCGCATACCGACAACGGTACTTCGATTGCGGTAGAAATCGAATTCGCCTATCTCGACTTCAAGGCTCCAGGCGAATTAAAACAAGTGATGGGGCTCGACGCCGTGGTTATTGGAACAGCCGAGATCGCGCACAAGTTTGACGCTCGCCAGCCCGATTTTAAGACGCCGACCACGACGATTACCGGAGACACGCGTCCGGGTGGATTGACGCCGGTAGAAATCTGCTCGGTTGGCATCGCTCCTGTGATCACTCATTCCAGCGATGAGGCGTTTGAGCTTCACGCGCTGACCTACCATTTTGAGAAACTTGGGGCGCAGTAGATATGGGCCGCCTCTCTGACCTGTTCGTACAATCCACCACGCCAAAGCCGCAGGACGACAAGCGCGGGCGGTTGGCTGCTGCTTTGAATGCAAACATTGCCACGCAGAACGCCGAACTCGGGTCGGACCTGATAACGGCTATTCCGAAGGCGGCGCAGAAGACTTACGACAACCCATCGATCAATGCAGCGATTGGATTTACTCCGGTGCTCGGTGATATCCAGTCTGGATACGAAGCGCAGAAAGAGGCGCGGGCAGGGAATTACGGCACGGCGGCGCTTAATGCGGTAGGCGTGCTGCCGTTTGTTCCTGCGCTTGGGGCACTGGTCGGGGCTAAGGCGATTCTTGGAAAAGCCGCCGGGCCAGTCGAAAACCTATCGCCGCTTGCCAAAGGGTTGCGCGATCAGCAGGGGATGATTGCCTATCACGGTTCCCCGCACAAGTTTGACAAGTTCGACATGAGCAAGATCGGGACGGGCGAGGGGGCTCAGGCTTACGGGCATGGGTTGTATTTGGCTGAGGCTCCAGCAGTGGCGCAAGAGTACGCGGGGGCATTGAGCGCGGCAAAAGCAACTAAGCCGGTTGGTAATGTTGATCTGAC